GAAGATCGATGACGGCGAGCTGCTGGAGCTGGCGAACCAGGCCCTGATGATGCGCCAGGGCGAGCAGGCCCGGCTCTCGCGGATCTCGCGGTACGTGCGCGGCCGGCAGGACCCGCCGTACGCGCCGGAGGGCGTCAACGCGGAGTACCGCTGGATCATGATACGGAGCCAGCGCAATTTCCTGCCGCTGGTGATCTCCGTGGTCAGCCAGAATCTCCACGTGGACGGCTACCGGCCGACCGGGGCCACGGTCAACCAGCCGCTGGCCCCGCAGCGCCCGCAGCCGGAATGGGACGCCTTCCGGGCCAACCGGATGGTATCGAGGCAGCATGGCGTGCACCGCTCGGTGATCAAGTACGGCAGCGCCTACGTCACCGTGCTGCCCGGCCAGATGAGCACCGACGAAGAGCAGCAGGCCGACGTGCCGGTGATCCGGCCGGTGAGCCCGCGCCGGATGACGGCCTTCTACGCCGATGACGTCGATGACGAATGGCCGCAGTTCGCCGTGGAGGTGCGGACGGTCAACCTGCCGAAGGGCCAGAATCAGGTCTTCGTGTCGGTCTACGATGAGGACACCCGCTACATCCTGTCCGGGCAGCCCGGCGCGAGCATCAGCGGAGCCCAGCTCGGGCTCCGGCTGGCCGACCCGGACAACCCGCTGCTGAACGGGCAGGATCCGGTGGCCAGCCACGGGCTCGGCGTCTGCCCGGTCGTGCGCTTCCTGTTTGAATCCGACCTGGACGGGGAATCGGACTGCGCCGGCGAGATAGAGCCGATCATGCCGATCCAGGACCAGATCAATAACACGACATTCAACCTGATGATGGCCGAACAGTACGCGGCATTCCGGCAGCGCTGGGTCACGGGAATGTCCCCCGCCGATGAGCAGGGCCGGGAAACCCAGCCTTTCCGGCCGGGCGTGGATCGCATGTTCGCGGCGGAAGACACCGCGACGCGATTCGGGGAATTCAGCGAGACGGCGCTGGCTCCCTATAGCACGTCGCGGGAAGACGGCATCCGGCATATGGCCACCATTACCCAGGTGCCGCCTTATCACCTGCTCGGCCAGGTGGCCAATATGAGCGCCGAAGCTCTCGCCGCCGCGCGGGACGGGCTTGACCGCAAGATCGAGGAACTGCAAGCGGGAATGACCGACCCGTGGCGTAACGTGTTCCGGCTGACCGCGCTGGCCGCCCAGGACAAGGACGGCTGGAATGACCTGTTCGGCACGGTGAAATGGCGGGACACGAGCGCGCGGGCCTTCAGCGCCACCATCGACGGGCTCACGAAGGTAGCCCAGATGCTCGGCGTGCCCGTCGAGGAACTATGGGGCAAGATCCCAGGTGTCACTCAGGAGGACGTGGAAGCCTGGAAGCTGGCCAAGCAGCGCGAGGACATGCAGGCGGTCGTCCAGCAGGCGATCTCGGCGGCGGCGGCGGCCCCGCAAGCTCAGCTCGGGGAAGCCGTGGGCGTCCCGGCCGCGTCGGTGACACCGGGCGCGGGCGCGGTGCCGGCCATCCCGCAAGGGGCTCAGGGAGCCGCTGGCGGCCCGCCGTCACTTCCGTCCGCGCCGGGCCGCGCAGCGGCCCCAGCGCCGCCACGGCGCGCTCCACGGCCACTTCCGCGCGGGCCGGGCGGGCGTCCCGCTGAGCCGGGAGCCTGACCATGCCGTCCCTGGCCGAGATCGCCAAGCTGCGCAGCCTGGAGGAATTCTGGCAGCTGACAGCCCGTGACCTGCGGGATCAGCTGAAGGAACGGCTCCGGAGCGCGGAGTCGGCCACCGGCCAGGCCGCCTTCCAGGGCGTCCAGGGCCTCGCCTCCCCCGCCCAGGCGGCGGTGACCGCGCCGCAGCTCTTCGACCTGCCCGGCCTGAAGGGGCACGCCGACGTCGATACCTCCGGGCTGGTCACCATCCACATTCCCGGCACGGATATCTCCGTGGACAATAACGGGCTGGTTTCCTACGGGATCCCCGGGACAAGCTTCCAGATATCCGGCAGCGGGGAAATCCTGCTGAATTACTACCAGGTATCCCAGCAGGCACTGGCCCAGCATGGCGTTGATGTCATTTACCAGATCTGGGACCGCTACATCAATTACGATCATTTCATGGCGGGCTGGGATCTGGCTTCCAAGCTTATCGGGTCGGCGGTCAACGGCTTTTACAATGCGGCTGAATCCGCCTCCGCGAGGTATTACGCCCAGGCGCGCATCGCGGCCGGCCACTCCCCCGTGACCATTCCCGGGGTGAGCCTGGATCCGCAGCAGCTGGAAACGACGGTGCACGCGATGGGGCCGGGCCAGTTCTTTCATTACCTGGGCGGCGGGGCTGACGCGCAGTCGGCCGGGGAGATGGCCCGGAGCGGATTCGGCGGCGCGTCCTCGCGGCTGATTATGCAGGGCGGCCGGGACGCGGTAGCCAGGGCTGCCATTGATGACCCGCTGGCCGAAGGCTGGGAGCGGGTGCTGGAGCCGGGCGCGTGCGGCTTCTGCTCCATGCTGGCCGGGCGGGGCGGGGTCTACACCGAGGCGAGCGCGGGCTTCCAGGCGCACGACCATGATCATTGCGTGGCCCGGCCGGTCTTCGCCGGCCAGAAATCGGTGAACGCGGAGCTGTCGGATGAATGGGCGGCAGCCACGAAGGGCAAGCACGGCGCGGCGGCGATCTCCGCGTGGGAAGACTACTGGGCGGGTAAAAATGAGCAACCTGACAAGCGATCAGCTGGCGAAGCTCCGCAAGACGGGGCACGCGATGGCCCCGAGCCAGGCCAACCAGAGTGATGATCCCCGGTTCCCGGTCACCAGCCGGACAGGGCCTAATTCGCTGGCCACCGCGATCAGCGCGGTCGGCCGTGCCCGGCCGAACACCGACGAAGAGCACGCGAAGGTGCGGCGCTACCTCATGAAGATCGCGGCGCAGCACGGCTGGTCGGATGACATCCCCAATAGCTGGAAGTCCGATGGATCCATCCAGGGAGGCGGCAAGTGACAACCCCGAACGTGGGCGAGCGGTACACCTACGATCACCCGGAAGATCTCGGCTTCGGTGAGCATCACCTGGGCCAGCCGCTCACGGCGGAGATGACCGAGCTGGACATGAAGGAAGGCACGGAGGTGACCGTGCTGGACTTTGACGAAAACTCCGGCTGGCCGCTGGCGGAATGGACCGACAGCACGGGCATCGGCCGGATCACGACCATTGACCCGGATTTCTTCGCCGCCAATTTCAGCGGCCCGCTATAGGGAGAGCCAGATGCCGCCTAGCCCGCCAGTGACCGTCCCGGTCAACAATGTCATGCAGGTCATGCCATCTGAAGGCTGGTACGTGCGCTGGAGCGCGGGCACTGGCCGGCCGGTGGAGATGGTGCTCTGCTGGGCGGTCCTGGAAGACGGCACGGTAGCGCCGCTGGTGGTCAATCTCGATGACCACAAGGTGTGGAACGCCTACGACCTGGATCCGGATCTCTCCCTGCTCAACCCAGCCCGTAACTCGCGGGGCGGATAGGAGATCCCGATGCCGTACAACCCTAAGCAGATCCGGGTGCCGGCCGGCTCGGCAGGAGGCGGCCGGTTCGCGGCGGGCAGCAGCGGGGCCGCGCCGACGAACGCCGCCCCCGTCCAGCGCGGGCAGTCCGGCGCGGATGTCCGGGGCCTCCAGCAGCGGCTTAACCAGCTCGGCTTCCAGATCCAGGAAGACGGGGTGTTCGGCCCGGAGACTCAGCGTGCCGTCCGGGCGCTCCAGCAGCGGCTGGGCCTGAAGACGGACGGGCTGGTCGGCCCTAAGACCACGGCGGCCCTGCGGGGCAGTCACGTCTCCCAGGCTCAGCTGGCCCAGCTCCGGAAAATGCAGCAGCAGCGGCAGCATCAGCAGCACGTGGCGCATGAGCAGCACATCAACGGATTAGGGAAATAACGGAGGAAATCACAATGCCACTCCTGTCAGCGGGCCAGCTCATGCAGTACGCGGAGCAGCAGGCCCTGAACGCGGTGTTCCTGAAGACCCAGAGCCCGGCAGCGGCGGCCAGCTACATGGCGCTGTCCACGTCGGCCACCTCGGGCGTGCTCAGCTCGACCGAGGTGCTGATGTCCGGCACGAGCATCAATGAGTACGCCACGGCCTCCGGCTACGCCCGGCAGAGCTACGGCCCGGTGGCGGCGACCGGCGCGAGCCCGAGCCTGATCTACAACACGGGCCAGATCACCTGGGGACCGTTCACGTCCGCGCCGGGCACGGCTAACTGGGGCATCGCCACTGATGCGGTCAGCGGCGGCGCGGCGCACCCGATCGCGGCCTTCCTGCTGGCCTCCAGCCGGACCCCGGCCATCGGGGACAGCCTCCAGGCGGCGGCGGGCACCGGCTCAGCCGGGGTCGGCTTCCTCTGCCAGGTTTAGGTGCGGGCCTTCACCGGCTACCGGCCCGAGCCACCGGAGGAATACCGGGAGCAAGGCGCGGCCAACGCGCCGGATGAGCCGCAGTACGAAGGCGTCATCTTCAGTGACGGGACCGTGTGCGTCCGGTGGCTGACGGAATTCCGCTCGCACTCGCTCTGGGCGGCCTGGGATGATTTCTACAACATCCACGGCCACCCGGAGTACGGGACCGTGATCGTATGGCGCGAGGTGGCGGAGCCGCGTGGCGATTCTTGAGATCAGCCTGGCCATCCCGGACCTGAAGGTGATCCGGGCGCACCCGTGCAGCGCGCTGGTCAACGTGGGCGTCACATGCGGGGCCACGCCGTCCAGCAAGTACCTGCGGCAGTGCGGCACCGTCTCGCATTCGCGGCTGATCTGGCTCTGCCCGGTGCACGCGGCGCTTGCGGTATCGGGCGGGGCGATCTGCAAGGAATGCGCGCTGCGGCTGGGGATCAGCCGGGTCACGCTGCACCGGCTGACCGAACCGCTGCGGATCACCTGACCTGGAGGTGATGGCGCTTGTCTCCCCCGCTCATCGTCTCGTGGTCTACGAGCAACAGGTCAGCCGGATCCACGGTGACCGGAGCCTGGGGCCGGCAGCCGGCGGCCGGCGCGATGGTGATCGCGGTCGTGGCGGCGGGCGCGACCGCTACGGCGACGTGGGCGACCACCCAGAATACGGGGACCACCGGCTGGACGAACATCCTGGACAAGGGGAACAACGCTTCCGGCGCGAGCTTCGGCGGGGTGTCCTTCTGGTACAAGTTTGTCGCGGCCGGCGAGCCCGCCCCGGTCTTCGCGGTCACCACCGGGGCTTCGGCCAAGCAGGCGACGTGCACGCTCATCGAGACTTTCAACGGTGCCAGCGTCGATACCTCCGGTTTCTACCAGAGCGGGGCCAGCGCGGTCACGGTATCCAGTTTCTCGGTAGCGACCAGCGCGATACCGTCTGCCGCTGATGAGCTTGCCATCTCGGCCTGGTCTGACATCCTCAGCGGCACCGCCGCCACCCAGTCCTATAACAAGGGCGCTCAGATGTACCGGCAGATCTACTCCGGTGACTGGGGCGTTTCCGAGCAGCCGCACTCTGTCGTCAGCTATTACAACCAGCAGGCGATGTCCGTCAGCCAGGTATTCACGGACAACCCGACCACGGCCTCATCGATCGCGCGCTTCCTGACGGGCGGCATTGTCGTCATCAAGGGCGGCACGGCTGTCCCCGGATCCGTGCCCGGTTACCCGATTCAGCAGGCCGGGCCGCCGTGGATGCAGTTCTCCAACTCCGCGTCTATCCCGGTCGTGCTGATGGGCGCGGGCAACCTGTTCGCGTTCGTGCCGAAGACGAACAATACCGGCATCAGCGTCAGCAGCATCACCGACTCCAATAGCAGGCTGGCCGGCTGGGCGCGCGTCGCCGGTCCCTTCACCGACAATAACTCGACTCCGCACACGCAAGAAATATGGGTCGCTAATGTCGTGTCCACCGGGCCGACAACAATTAACATCACGTACAGCGTCGCGCTGGGCGGGAATAATACAGAGCTTGACGGCCAGGAATTCACGATCGGCTATGGTGCCTGGACTTCATGGTCTGGCGATGCGGGCGTCTCCGGCACGCTGAACCAGAATACGACGCCGGGTAATACGCATACCTGGCCTAGCCTCACGCCGAGCGATGCGCGGGGCAAGCTGATTCTCGCGCATGGCCGGGTGCCGGCTTCCGGCCAGTACCAGGCCGCGCTCCCTACAGCTAACCAGGCAACACCGTGGCAGAATGGCAATAATAATCCTTATGTGTGGGCGGTGGCGGTAACGGCAGCGACTGCCGTATCTGTCACCGACTCAGCCTCTGCCCTGTACTACCTGATTGACGCGATGATCCAGGCCGCTACCGTTTTCCCGGTAGCGGGGTCCTCGCCGGCGGCCAGCACCGCGTCCGGGACGCTCGGGCTCACGCGCCCGCTGATCGGCTCGGCAGCGTCCAGCGCGCAGGCTAACGGCAGCATCACCAGGACCATACTGACAAGTGCCGCTGGTGCTTCTGTATCGGCCGCGAGCGGCGACATGACCGAGATTGCGGTGATGGCCGGGGCGTCGGCCACGGCATCGGCAGCCAGCGGCGCGATCCTGTCCAAGTCCGTCATCAGCGGCACGGCAGCGGCTGCCAGCTCGGCCAGCGGCGCGCTCGGGCTGCCGCCCGCGTCGGGCTTTTCATCCACCCAGTCCCCTGCCAGCGGGGTCATCACTGCCCTGGCCCAGATAGCGGGCTCTTCAGCTAGCATCTCATCCGCTAGCGGCACGCTGGGCGCGAGCAGCCTGCTGGCAGGCTCAGCTTCCTCCGCCTCCGGGGCCAGCGGCACGATCATCCGGATCGGCGTCATCTCCGGCACGGCTCCGGCACAATCGTCCGCGAGCGGGGCACTCGGGACCGTATCGCCAGCGGCCGGCACTGCGGCCTCCGCCTCATCGGCATCCGGCGCTGTCACGCTGACTGCCGTGCTCGCGGGGTCCTCGGCCACGGCCAGCAGCGCGAGCGGCACCCTGGGGCGTGCGGTCCCGCTCGCGGGCTCAGCGGCCTCGGCCAGCTCGGCATCCGGCGCGGTCACGATCCAGGCGGGCGCGGTCACGTGGGACGTCAACGGGCTGGCCGCGTCCGTCTCGGCCGCGTCCGGCACGCTGTCTCTCACCGGGCTGGCAGCAGGATCCGCCAGCTCTGCCAGTGCTGCCAGCGGCACGGTCGTGCTGCGGGCTGCCGTGGCGGGCAGCTCGGCCACCTCATCGTCCGCAAGCGGGGTCTTCGGCGCGATCCCGCTCGCGGGCTCAGCGGCGGCCAGCGCGGCAGCGAGCGGATCCATTACCGCCCGC